TCGTTTACCGTTTCAAATGATTGTCCCGCACCATTTACCTGTGAACCTCTTCTTAAAATACCACAATATCTTAAATCTTCTTTATCCCCAAAAGCGGGTACCGTAATCGAAAAATCAACTAAAGCAACAGAAGGTCTTTGACCTGGGATTTTTAATCCATAAGTTCTAGCAATGTTATATATTGATGAAGGTTGTTGTGCATATTGTAACACCGTTTCCTGAATACTTCTATCTATGTTAAAATATAAGTTATCAGTAACCGCAGCGTTCAAATCTAACAACACTGAAAATACAGATGCGTCATTAAAATTTTGTACAACATCGGGGTAATAAGTTCTTGTGAAATTTTCTAATTCAGTTCTTACCGATTGGAAATCTCTAGTAGTATAAGATATTTTTTTGTTCGCCATAATATTATATATTAATTATTACAAAGTCACTTTGACTAAACGCAGTGTCATTCATCACATAGTCAATTTTAACCTTTGCAGTATGTTCTTTTTCTGAAATCCCAGGGACTCTAAATACTCTCTCGTCATTTTGAATATAAGTACCCTTATCTTCCTCACCTTCAGATGCTGCGTTTATTGAAACATTCGTTATTGTTATCCCAGGAATATACTCGGACACCGCTTCACGTATCTCAGACTCAATATCTGAAAATGTCGGACCATCTAAAGGTTCAAAAATGTATTCATACAATCTAGTACCAAAATCAGGTAAATAATAACGAGTACCTTTTCTAGTTAAAAGTAAATGAACTAAATTACTCCTAATTTCTTCATCATTATACCCTGATAAATCCAAATACTTTCCATCAAACGAATCTCTAAAAGGAAAATTTAAACCATATGTAATACCATCTGCCATATTAATAAATATATGTTGTGATTATTTCTTATAAATACCTTAAAATAAAAAACTCCCGACACTGCCGAGAGTTTTTAAATATTACGGTTTTTTAATTATGCCGAACAACCAAAACATTCAAATTGTGAATCAGTTGGTTTTGATGGTATAACATCAACTGTAGGTTTTTCAGACTTATTTGGTTTCTCCATTTTAGAAATGTCAATCGCCAAATGTTTTGCTCCTGTTGATATCGCCTTTGTTCTAACATAATAACAAAGAGTTTTCAAACCTTTCTCCCATGAGTGGAAGTGTGATGAGGTAATCTTTGATAATGTTGGGTTAGACATATAGATATTCATTGATTGTGATTGGTCAATGAATGGTGCTCTGTCAGCCGCCATATCTATTAATTCTCTTTGTGATATCTCCCAAATTGTTTTGTACTTTTTAATTAAATGTTCAATACGTTTAACTTTTTTATTGTAGTTTTTGTCTTCAACATCAAGATAGTTATTGAAATTAATATTTTGAATTGACCCTTCATTGAAGATGATTTCATTCTTTAAATCTTCACCCCAAATACCAATCTTTTCAAAGTCATTAATTAAGTACTTGTTAACAATCATAATTTCACCACCAACAACACGTCTGTTAAAAATAGCCGAGTGTGCTGGTTCAGTCATTTCGTATGAACCTGTAATCTTAGCCGAAGACGCCACAGGCATTTGAGCCGTGAATAATGAGTTACATACCCCATAATTTTTAACATCTTCTTTAAGTTGTTTCCAATCCCATAACAAATCTGATTCAGGAATTCCCCACATATCAAATTGGAATACCCCTTCTGACATTGGTGAGCCATCGAAGTAAGTGTATGGTTTATACTTACCTGATTTACATAATTCCATACTTTCAGTGATTGCTGCGAAGTAGATTGTTTCAAAGATATCTTTATTTAATTGTCTCGCTTGTTCAGATGTAAACATATAATCCATAATGAAGAATACGTCAGCTAAACCTTGAGTACCAATTGCGATAGCTCTTTGCTCTAAACCACCTTTACGACCTTTTTCAGTTGAGTAACTGTTAATATCAATAACTTTATTTAACGTGCTAACAACTTTTCTAACCTCATTATGTAATAATTTAAAATCAAATTTACCTTCAATAATGAAATTCTTCAATACCATTGATGATAATGTACAGATTGCCGTAGTTTCCTCATCAGTATATTGATAAATCTCATTACAAAGATTTGATTGTTTAATTACCCCAATGTTTTGGTGGTTAGTTTTCTTATTAGCATTATCTTTAGAACATAAGTAAGGAACACCTGTTTCAACTTGAGATTCAACAATCTTATTCCAAATTTCTTGTGCTTTAACTTTAGTACCTAAACCTAAATTAACCGCTTTTTGGTAATTTTGTTCGTATTCATCACCATATGATTCTTGTAACGCTTTAATTCCCGCTTTCTTAATATCATTAGGACAGAACAAATACCAATCCTCATTATTCTTAACCGCTCTCATAAAGTTATCAGGTAACCATAAAGCCGTGAATAAATCTCTTGCTCTTAATTCTTCTTTACCTGTGTTCTTTTTGATATCTAATAAGTCAAAGATATCTTTATGCCAAGGTTCAATATAGATTGCCGCACTACCAGGTCTTCTACCTTGTTGATTAAAGAATCTTAATGATTCGTTAACAATTTTTAAGTATTTTAACAAACCACCTGCATATCCACCTGAAGTTGTGATACGGCTTTCTTTACTTCTTTGGTTAGACATACATAACCCAATACCCGCAGCGTCTGATGAATAAGTTGAAATATCGTTCATTGTCCCTAACAATCCTTGTCTTGAATCTGCGTTATTATAATGTAACACACAAGACGCTAACTGAGGGATTAATGTCCCTGAGTTAATCATAATTGGGGTCGCTTTAGATATTCTTTGTTCAGATAATGATTTGTAGTAATCAATAGCCTCATCATATGAATCGGTTACCCACAACGCAATTCTCATATACATGTGTTGTGGTCTTTCAATTACTTTACCTGTAGGTAATTTTAGTAAATACATTTCTTGTAACGCTTTCCAAGCGAAGTAATCAAATTGATAATCGTTGTCATGTTTAATAACACTATCAATTTTTTCAGGTCCGTACTCATTAATCTTAGCGATTAAATTTTCATGTACAACACCTTCATCAAACAACACTTTCATTGTGTTTGAAAAACTCTCGTCAGTCTCTTTGTGGTATGATGAAATAGCCACTGATGAAGCCAAACGAGAATAGTCGTGATGACTTCCCGTATAAGCCGCAGCAATTTCATAAACTAATTTGTCTAATTCTTTTGTGGTAATAAACCCCTCAGTTGGTACCGAAGTAATCACCTTAATGAAAATTTCATCAGAATTGACATTCAATCCTTTAGCGGCTCTTTTAACTCGGTTGTAAATTTTTTGTGGGTTAAAAGACACCTCATCTCCACCTCTTTTTTTAATTCGTAATGACATCATAATTAATTAAACTTTTTATTAAAAATCGTCAGTAAAAGTTATAGTTTCGTTCAATTTCGCTTTTTGGTATTCTACCGTTCTTGATTCAAAGAAGTTACCTTTTGTCTCAACCGCAATTTGTTCCATGAATTTAAATGGTTGTTCTACGTTGAATTGTTTTTTACAACCCATTTTAACCAATAAACCATCAACAACAAATTCCAAATATTGTTTCATCAAATTAGAGTTCATACCAATCAATGATACAGGTAATGATTCTGTAATGAATTCTTTTTCAATTTCCAATGCCGACAATAATATCTCTCTAATTCTCTTCTCACTTGGTCTGTTCTCAACGTGATTGTTCAACAAATGAATTGCGAAGTCACAATGTAAGTTCTCATCTTTAAAGATTAAAGCGTTAGCGTTACATAACCCTGGCATAACACCTCTTGACTTTAACCAAAATATCGAACAGAATGAACCTGAAAAGAAAATTCCTTCAACCGCTGCGAAGGCAACCAATCTCTCTTGAAACGACGCGTTTTGAATCCAATCAAGTGCCCATTTTGCTTTCTTTTGTACTGCGGGTAATCTATCAATTGCATTGAAACATTCATCTTTTTCTTTCGGATTATTAATATAAGTATCAATTAAAAGTGAATACATCAATGAGTGAATATTTTCCATCGCCAATTGAAATCCGTAGAAGAATTTAGCTTCAGGGTATTGAACCTCTCTATAGAAGTTTTCCGCTAAATTTTCGTTAACAATACCGTCAGATGCCGCGAAAAATGATAACACATTTTTAATAAAATATTGTTCATTTTCCGACAATTTATTCCAATCTCTAATATCATCTGTTAAGTCAACTTCTTCAGCCGTCCACAACGCTGCTTGGTGTTGTTGGTAAAATTCCCAAATGTCATTATGTTCAATTGGGAAAATAACAAATCTACCAGGATTTTCTTGTAATATCTTTTCCATTTTACTCTGATTTATCTTCTTTATTTTCGTTATTATTATTTTTCTTCTCTTTACGTCTCTCCATTAAATCTTTGATACGTTGTCTGTTTCTTTCTTCTTGTTGTTCTTCATGACCTAAGAATGTAACTGATGATTCAGTATCAATCTCTAACATACCATTGTCAAACTTACAGTTTTCAAACACAACACCATCGTCACCAATACGAGACTTTGTAATCGCAATCGTAGCCAATTTCATTTCTTTTTGTTGTAATGTTTTAGCCACCGATATGATAACGTGTCCTACTTGTGCTTTCTTGATAGAACCCCCCATTTGGTCAGTTGTTACAACCTCAGATGAGATTGAACTTCTGTTACCTTGAGTTGCGGTCCAACCAACTAAATCTAACTCGTGACACATTGCTTCAAACGCTCTCATTACAGACCCTTCAGACTTCCATTCATCACCGTTTTGTCTCATACTTAAAGTATCAGATGGTAACTTAGTCAATATAAGTTTGTTCGGCATCTTATCTTTAATCTCTTTTACTTTAACCATTACCTCATCTTTCTTCACTGATAATTCATCAGGATGAATTTTAGTCCACAAAGTTATATGTTTTCTTTGAATAATCTTTGGGTTGTCCTCAAAAAATATTTGTAAAACATTATAACCTAAATTAAACGCGTTATTTGAGATTTTAGTAAGTAATGTTGATTTACCCACACCCGTTGGTGCTAATACAACTCCAATCTCACCTTTAGCCAAACCACCTTTCAATAGTCTGTCAATACCAGGAATTCCCATAGGTACAGGATGTCTATAATCTTCATTTAACACCTCATCTAAGTCAGCAAATACATCTGACATACCATTTTCTCTTTGACCAACTTGTAACGCATTTCTAACAAGTTGTTCAACTTTGTCATAATTTTCGAACTCACCCCCATCAATAATTTTTTGGGCCTTGTTCATCACTTTTTGAAGTTCTTGTTGTTTACAGAATTTCATCGCTTTATCCTGTACGAAGTCACCACCTTCAAATGGTACTTCTTTAATTTTTTTAATGGTATCTATCACCATTTTAGACGCTAATTCTTGTTGTAATTCAGATTTTGTAATCTGCTCTAACGTTTCGTATGTCGGTGTATGTTCGTACTTTGAGTAGTACTCCTTAATCATTTGCATGATTAATTTGAAGTACTTATTCTCAAAATAGTTTACCTCAATAACGTCGATGATAGACCTTGCAAAATCCTTATCAACAATAATTTGGTTTAATAATTGTAGTTGAAAACTACTCCCTAAATAATCAAAATTTTTCTTTGAACTCATAAATTTTATCTTGTAACTATGATAAATATTATCCCTCTAACGTAACATCAAGATATTTGTAATTTAAATTTTCAGATGAAAAAATGTCAGTTAGAGACATAAGTAAATTTTTTAGGTGTGGGCGTACATCCACAGTATATCTTATCTTCGGAGGGTATATTTTAGCATCAAACTCTCTATGACAAATTGTCTG